TCCTTTCAGTCTTCAGAGGATCCTCGGTCATTCACGTTTAGAAATGACTATGCAATATGTGCATATGTGGGGAGATGATTTAGTTTCGAAGCATGATCGATATGCACCGAAGATAGATTTGCCCACCTCATAAGAGGCGGGCTGTTTTTATTATTTTACACGTAATCGCTGACCCACATAAATCTTATTTACATCCTTCAGATTGTTCCAGTTTTTGATTTCAGCGACAGTTGATCCATTTGCCTTAGCCAAACCAGATACAGTGTCACCACTTTTGACCGTGACGTATTTTTTCGTATCTTTCGGTTTTGGAACAGCCTTTTTATTATCGGCCGAATTAATCCACGAACCAGGAACGCCCTTTTTATCCGTGACGTTAATCATGCCTTCGGATTTATTAAAGACAAAATAACTGCCGGGGGCGACTGTTCCTTTTGCATTTTTCTTCGATTTTGCATCAGCCGCAGAAACATAACCGTTTATGATTCGGTTTACTTTGTATTTTTCGTCCTTTACGACTGGTTTAGGCGATGATGTGTTTGCAGGCTTTGATGGTATTGGTTTTGTAGATATATTCTTGCCAACAAACCATTCAAGAGACTTGCTGCCAGTTAATTTGTTCAAATCGAGATCACCATTATATCCGGGCAGTCTACCTGTAGAAGTGTACTGCCACAAGTCGCAAGGAAAAGCCGGCTTTATAGCATGAAATTTCCCATTATTGTCGCCATAGCGCGGGATCCAAACGGCGTCGAATTCACTAATATTGATATTAAAATCCTCATAAAGATGATGAGCGATGTAAAGCCCGACCTTTTTAGCGCCTAGCTCACGCAATTTCCTTTGATAAGCAGACACTCCCGCCCGCATATCTTTCATAGACTTTTCCTCAACATCCAACCACCAGACCTCCGGGTTAAATTCTTTCGTGCGGTTGTAAAAGTCTGTTGCCTCTTTTTCCATGTCGCTAATTGACACACCGCGAACCCAGGCATACGCATGAGTAGGAACGCCGCGTTTGCGTAACTCGTTATGATGTGTCTTATAATGCTCGTCAACGACCTGTGAGCCGTACTGTGTACGAATAATGGCCAGGTCCAGGCATTTTGCAAATTTATCATAATCGATTTCACAGGGTTTTTGATGATGCGAAAGGTCAACAATATTGTCCATTGTGGATTCTCCTTTTTCAAATAAAATAAAAAAGAGCAACGATATTACTCGCTGCTCTTACTTCGTTAATCCTTCACGTTGCAATACTTCTTTCTGTTTTTTGCCTTTTGCAGTGACATAGTTGTTACGGAACCAAGCTACGGCTGCGGTAACGAATGTAAAAACGGTAGAAAGAAAAGCGGTTTGTTCGTCCGCTGTGCCTGGAATCTCGTAAAGCCCAAGACTCACCAAAAACTGATTAATAAGCGCAATTGCCAATACGATCGTTCGAATGATTGTCCCTTTGTCCATTATTTAAATCCTCCCTTTTAATGTTGAAAAAAAGCATAAAAAACAGCGATGCCTCCACCGATCAGCCCTGTGATAAAAGCGTTGGTAATGGCTCGTCGTAACCACTTCGTGTCATCCGAAATATCTGCCAACACTTTGTTGATCTGAATAATATCGCGGTCATGGATCAAGGTTTTGTTTTGTAAGTCCCGGATGTCTTTTTTCATCAACTCTTGTCCATTTTTCAATTCTGCAATTTCTTTCTGAATCGTCTGCTCAAACAGATTCATAGTCTGTTCCTCCAATCCAATTGACCCCCTTTGCTTCATCGTTTAGTGCATTTTAATAAAGAGAGCTGGGGCTCCCTAAAAACTTCTGTTAAGCCCCATCTCCCAAATTCATTATTTTTATTAATTTTTTTGAATTCACTAGTCCCTTCGGCGTAAGATCGTTTACTTCAAGGTCGATTCCAGCGGCCAAAAACATTTCATAGGCAGCTTCTGTACAGTTCATCCGTTTAACTGCGTTCATAATCGGAATTTTTGCCATAATAAATAGCCCGTTACTAACTGTACGAACTATATCGTATTGAGTGTGTAAATTTTCCATTATAAAGGATTTCATCGCAGCTTTTTCTTTTTCAGTAAAGTCTCTGTAAAAACGGTAAACGTCTACTTTTCTTTTAGGATAGCTTATGTGTCTAATCTGTAGTGGATAACGAATATCCGTCTCCACAACATGGTAACTGTCTAACACAATTGCTACATGACTATAGGGCGACGACGTTACGGCTCGAATGATCTTACTACTAAGCGTTGTCCCCTTTATAAAAAGTAAATCGAACCGCTGCATGCCGCCGCCCCCTAACTTAAAAGCCCTTCACGCTCTAAAGCCTGTATATAATCGGCCATAAGTATATTTGCTTTTTGCTTTATATCTACAGCCCCGGGTATTTTATAAGCTTCAGTAGGAGCCAAGATGTTTGCAAAATCAATAGACGAAGCCGCAATTACCTGATCGAGAAGAGCCAGGCGATCTTTTGCTGCGGTATCTAGTTTGGTCTGATCTACCGCACCAGCCAGGTCTTTGATAAGCCTGGCTTGCAGATCAATGAGATGAGTGAGATACGCAATAATAATTACTGGCGGGCCGAGCGTTTCAAATTTTTGTTGAGCAACTTCCTGATATTGCTTCTTTTTTTCATCCATGATTACTTCACCTCACTAAATTAAAATGCCGAAAGCATATACGTCCCGGAATTTGTCAGATGTATTGGTAAAACGAACGTATACTTGATCGGCTGCAGTTGACAGCTGTGCGATACCGTCCTTAAACTCTACAAAACTGGTTACTGTGGCTCCGACTTCCACTTTAATATTAGGCGCGGATTCTAAATAAAGTTGAATTGTTTTAGCTGGCGTACCCAGTGGAATTTTTTCATTTCGTACCTGGCCACCCGGGTGAATCGCCAGAATTCCGTCACCCATATTTGCTGCAAAACTTGCTAAATTAGTGGAAAAGCTTTCCAGGTTAAAATCTTCGTCGTAATAGACCAATTGGCGCAAGTTATTCGCCTGTATCGATGCCTTTTTCGCTTCCAAGACTTCTTCGTAAGTAAACGCATACGGATCGTCCTGAAAGCTTACAGTCTGGTTAACAACGTTGTCGATCATTACCGGTTCGAGATCTACCCATTCAGTTGGCACCTGGGCGGGCACATCTACTTCTTTTCCATCGATTACGTACGTATTCGCTATTTCTTCGAAGGCTACAGCTTTATGGGCTTCGGTTACTTCATCGTAAGTTTCCCTGCCAAATTCATCTACCGTAACATTATCTTTGTACAGCGGTAGGCCCTGGGCATTTGTTTTTTGATTCTTTCCATGTACTTCTTCTACGATCTTGCTTAAAGTTATTTCGTACGGAAGCGACATGGCGTATTCCAGTGGAAAAGCCGAGCGATTAAGCCCGGCAACTTTGTGAGTGATTCGATTAAAAACTACAGTTTGCATTTACTAAGCCCCCTTCGCAGCCAGTGGTCTGCCCGGTAAACGGAAGACGTCTACAGCAGCCCTGGGGTCACCATCGACTGACATCGCTGGTTTATCCATTGTCATAATAACAAGTTGCAATTCTCTTGAGTCCGTGTTGATCGCTAAAAACATACTTCCATAAATAACTTTTGCTAAAGAGTTTGGCACAGATGTAATTACGCCATAATTATAACCGTTTATTGAAGCCGCGCCTCGTTTCGCTAAGCTGGTACCCAGAAATGTAAGCGATCCTACTTTAATTTGCCTGTAATTTTGTGCAGTAGCGTGGTTATATTCTTCGTGATATAAACCACCACGCTTTAATAACCCATTAATGTTACTTGCTACAGCGCCCTGGGTATTTAGGTCATCATTTACGTAGTCATGCTGATTAACATTTACCCCTATAGGTAAAATACTTAAAAGTGGTACTGGAGATGATTCCATAGTAACCCCAGGCTTTTGCCTGCCCGTTCCATAGGATGTTGCGAAGTTATTTTTAGCTGGAGACGTTACGGGCTTTAAGTTTATACTTGCACCAGTGTAAATACCTTGATAAGGCACAAAGTCACCCCAGGTAATGACGCCGCCGTTTTCATCTGTTGGTACCAGTGCTTCAATTTCCTTTGTTTCTTTTCGGACGTAGAAAGTGTTACTTAGTCCGGCGTCCCTTCTTGGGTTTTCGGGTACTAGTAAATCGTAGCCTGCTTTACTTATTAGACTAATTTCTATAGAAGCTGTGTCTATGTTTATAACGGAAGGTGTCACGCCGTCAGAAGCATCTGTATAAACTAAAATATGTGCATATCCGTTAGCATCGATAAGACTTGATACGCTATTAGAAGACATGGCTGTTCTTGAAATCATCCCGTTTGAATGACTAAACCTGCCGCCATCAGTAGCCCACGAAGAAGAATTTGGGTAATACCAGGTTAGGTATACTTTATTTCCACCTACCGTACTACCGAAAGACCAAACGATAGGGGAAAGTGTGCCGATTCGATCTTTAAGGCGCTGTACTTTTTCTGCTACAGTTAAACAACCTTTAAAGAAGTCTGAACCGTATTTCTTTTCCGCAATACCAACTAGATCGAATGACAATAAAACCTGCGGTATTTGACCGTTCGCGCTAGTAGAAAGGGATAGTAAGTTGTTATCCAAGTTTTTAACAGTGTCATATTGCGCCTGGGTTGCTTCTGTTCCGAAGGCCGACGGTGCTTGTATGCTGGTATTATAGGCAGTCTTCATAATATTAGGATTCACAGCCGTACTTCCTGCTACTTTATCCTTAAAATCGTCTATAATAGCCAGGGTGCCTTTTATCAGCTTCTGCCCTTTAAATTCCCCGGCCAGGGTATCTGTATAGACTTCTGAAAGCCCGCCCTGCCCAGCTGGCATATTTAAACTGTATTCTACTAATATGTCTTGGGCTACCAAGTTAGCAGGGAGCGTGCCTAATGTAAATTCAGCTGCGTTTGTACCTAGTCCTGTCCATGTGCCAGGTACAGTCGTTACCGTTCCGTTAATATTTGCCTTGACCGTCGGGCTGGAAGTGCTGGCCGTGGTTTCGAATAACGTAGCACCTGCACTAAAGGTAGTAGTTCCCGAAAAGCTTACAGTAATGGTTTTATTTACGGCATCAATAGCCGTTACGGTATACGTAAAGCTAGAATACGTTACACCGTCTGGAAGCAACATCCGGAAAGTATCGTTTACTGCAAATTTCGATACGTCATCTACTTTTATGGTACCTGTGTTTGTTACGTTGTTAATGGTTTCCATCACTTTTGCTAGGGCAGTGTCTGAATCGATTACGCCTGTAATAGTCTCTCCGGCCCGCCCCGTTATTTTGACTTTGTCCCCAGCTTCCCATGCACCAGTATTTGTTCCTGTTCCCTTCGAAATGATTACACCTTTTTCCTGGGTTTGATTCTGTACTTTCGCGATTTGTTGCGTAAGTTGCGATACAAGGGCATCGCTGTGGACTTTTCTTTGGTTATTAAAGGCAGGCATTATTCTTGCGTTTCCAGACATAACATCTGCTGGTATAGTAGCAAAACTTGTACCTCTATCAATATTTGAGACCGATAAATCAGATATAGGACCTTTAAATGGATAAAATCGCATAATATCACTACCAGTGGAAGTCCAGCCCCCAGCGAACAATGCTATTTTAGAAGGTGCTAGCATTCCAGAATATGGGGCGCTAGCAATAAGCACACCGTTAACATAAGCAGCTATTAAGTTTGCTGCTTTATTCCATGTATACCGTAAATGAACTAAACCCTTGTTTTTAAGCGGGTAGGCAGAAAGTTGGTTTGTAGGGGCTGCCCCTTCTGTTTTATACGTTAATAAATATACTCGATTATCACCACCCGCAATTGAAGCACGTAAAGCTAAATGATTATTGCTATTATACAAGGCTACTATGTCCCCAGCTGTTCCTGTAAAATCGTTAGTTTTATCTGCATCGATGAAGCAGTCAATTGTTCCCTGTTCCTCGGTTAAGTTGGCTATATTAACTACTGGAACACCACTAGCTTTTATTCCTATTCCCGTGGGCATTGGCAGATATGCAGGACTGCTTATTCCTAAGTCCCCTCCAAGTTCAGCAACGGTCGTTCCATCGAAAGAAGCATAAAATACGTGGTTGCTGTCAATAGGCGTCTTCCTTATACCGTGATACGTCTTAACCATACGTTTTCTGTGGTTTGTTTGTAGTTCAGTACTTAACAGTTTTTCGAATGCTTCTACAGCTAGGGGGTCATAGTCCCAACCCGTAAGGCTTACCTTATGGCGAAGGTCCATAATATCTCGTTCAGCTATGACATTTGAATATAGGCCGTCCGGCCTTTCGCTGTTGACATAAAAATTGTGTCCATTTACGGCTGATTTACCTGGCCAAATAGCCTCTACCAAAAGTTGTGTATCGCTTATTCTACTTATAATTTTACCCACAATCGCAGTTCCAGTTACTCGAGTTAGGATTTTCCCGGGTGTAAATGACGCTGGTAGTGGAGCTGTAAATGTGATGATAGTGCGCTCTCCTGGTGAAAAATTGTAATACCCGTTCCAGTTAGAAGCGTTAGGGTCTGTATCACTAACGGTTACAGGTGATTGCTCACACTGGGAAGCCCCTGTAGGATTTACAGCGGAATAGGTTCCGGTATTACGTCGACGTACTCTAAATAAAGGAATAGCATATACGTACCCGTCATACGTTTTTAGGGCTGCTTTGCTAGCATCTGTCCCGTCCCCACAAACAAAAAGGCCAGCGTCATTTTGTGTAGCGATCCCGGGGTAGTTCCAAGAAGATGACGATTTTCTAATCCCCAAAAAGCCCCAGTACATTCTTTTAGTAAAAAGGGTATCGATAGAATAAGAAGAAACGTCGATAGGTGCATTGTTACCGCCCTGGGCTGTTACTTTGGTGTTATACTGACTACCACTTGTAAGTTCTAAACCATCCTGGAATTTTTCGAAGTCAACTCCGTCTGCTACCCTAAAGCGACATTTCCAGCTTTGATCGGTTTGGTCGCGCCAGGCTTCCAAAAATACCAGGTCGAAACGCTCTCCAGATGTTGGCGGGGGTGATAGCTGTAGCTTGTGAAGGCTTGCACCTACGTCAGTAAACGGTACAAAGCTAGCGCTGTTTTTATTAAACGTTACCACGTTACCGTTTATTAAAAAGTTATGATTTACGTCACCAGGTACAGCTAAAGCATTAGCACCTTTCGTGTACCATCCAGACCCTGGCGTTTGTACTTGACCTGGGGCAATTTGGGATAAAGCTGACGTATAGCCGTCCTTAATTGAGGGTGTGTCCAAAACCCCACTGGGTACAGCAGCTTTTGCTAAATCTGAAGCCAGAAAAGTCTGTGCATCTGCAATCCCCTGTTCAATCCGATTCATATTTCCAGCATTAACAGGTGTCCCCTCTTGAATAACATTTCCTTGAGCGTCTTTAATCCTGTCTTGCCATAGTTTTTTTGTATAAGGCATCTAAATCCCTCCTTTTTAAATCGAAGTGATTGATAACTTGTATTGGAAATACACCAATAAGCCATTTGCCGCTGTTTTCGTGATATTTTTAGGACTGTCGTCAAAAGTTTCTCCATCTGGATCCAATAATTCAAATTTGGTAACGGTTCCGCTAACTGAATCGTCTAAATACAAATAAACCGTAACAATGTCACCGGTAATATCCGTTTTGAATATCGGTGTCCTGTACTTTTTCCCGTTCATTGTATACTGACCGTCTCTAATAAAATTGAGCAACAAATTTTTTGTTTTTGTACGGCCAGTTGCTGTTACTGCCAATTAAATCACCTCTCCCGCAACAAAAGTTCCGCAAATCGGATAATCTTGTAGAACAGAAAAAAAGCTGCTGTTTAAATCAATACTTGAAACGAAAACAGCAGTATCATTTGAAACTATCTCATCACCGGTTATCAAATTTCCAGCATATTTCTCAAATGGGTAAAGGTAATGGTTGGATTGACTTTGGATAGCAATTTCGCGTTCCAAAATATATTTCCATTGTGTAGCAACGCCACCAGTCATAACCTTAGCCAACTCGGAAAATGGAATACCTACATCTGGTCCATCATGACCACGAACTGTGATAAACAGCATGGCTGGCTCTCCCGCAAATGGCCCGTCTTTTAAAGTCCATCCCTCTTGAACAGAAACAAGACTCTCGCCAAGATAAACTTGCAGGAGCTGAATAATCGTTTCGATATCTCCGTCAGCAAGATAGTTAACTATTATACGAGTTTTAAGTTTGAGCCTATACTCTTCATCAGAAACACCCGCGCGATATTCCTGAAGAATTTCTTCGCCGATCCGATCAAGGACTTTGCCTTTGGCGTTATCGATATCACGCCATAATTCCATTACATCAAATGTGCTTTGTAAATCGTCCAATTGATCTGCAACAATCGTAAAGACTTTTCCAATGTTGCTTTCCTTCATTTTCAGAAATACGTCTGTAAGTTTCGAAAGCATATCATCTAAAAAACTCATGTGATCACGACCTTACTTGTGCTCGTTTTTGCGACTTGATCGGACGATACGACAATATTTGATTGTGAATAATTAATTCCATCTGTACTTAATTGGACAATCGCATCATCTACCCCATCGATGGATAGGGCTACAGCAACTAATTTTGCGTAAACAACATCCTGATCAAGCCCAAGTCCAGGATATTCGAAGCCATTTTCATCTTTCCCACCAATATAGCTCAGGATTTGGTTTTTAACTCTTTGAATTCCATCCGACGGGAAATTTGCACCCTTTGTCAATTGAACTTTTACAAAAACAGAAATTTCGGTTGGTCTTGAAAATCCGATTTGGTGCAAATTGCCCTTTGAATCTCGCACATCAATAACCGTTGTCCCATACGATTGTATTCCTCCGGCTTTTACAGAAAAAATTGCTTGGGCAACTGCTTGATCTTCTCCACCAAAAACAAATGGAGCAATAGATTTTGGCGGGATTCCGTTTTTTTCGACCATTGCAGTGTTTTGATTAACAATTGCGTCCCTTACGCCAGGTACTTCTAAAAGTCTTGCCTTAATACTTTCTGTTCCAGATGCTCCTTTTTTTGAGGGATATTCTTGAAAACGAGCATAAAACTCTGCATCAGTTTCCCGTTCTCGCCCTCCAGCGGTTGGTTCGAGATTTGTAATGGAAGAAACATCAGCAAGGGGAGTTATTATTTCGGTTATTTGACCGGCTGTCATATTCCCTCTTGATCCAGTCTCCACAGCATAAATTTCTGCAACCCCCTTACCGGATCCATCCAAAGTAATTTCCTCTGTTGTTTCAAAATGGATACCACTTTGAGTGCCAACGACAAAACCCGAAGGAATAACTGCACCCGGGTTTCCGGTGATGTTTATTTTTCCATACGCGTAATCGGCGTTAAGGCGTGTCATACCTTTCAACTTAGCCAACCGATCAAGCGAGACACCTTCGGCGGTGCCAGGAAAAGAGTTATTGTATACTTTTTCAGCTACTTGCCATACAACGGCCAGAAACCAGGCAAACAAACGGATCAGAATTCCCATAAAGGAACGTGGAGTAAGATTCAACTTTTCTCCGAATAATTCTTTTGCTCTAGCTTCCATTTCTTCAATAAGATCGGCATATGTCTTTCTCTGAAAGCCGTTTTCGTCAACCATCAATTTCCACCCCCTCTACGGAAAGTGTTTCTCCATCATCTTTTTTGAGCGTTAGCGAAATAGTCCTTGTCCGAGATTGTAGATCATCATTAAATGCGATTTCTTCGACCGAAGCAATGCGATCCTCTTGAGAAATTGCCTCAATAATATCGTCTCGGGCTTCATCCAGATTGAAGTCCTTTCCAAGGATGTGGTCAAAAACAAGTCCGTGATCTTCTTCAAGAAAAAACTCGCCCTTTCTTGTTTGGAGGAGCATTCGAACGGATTGGGCAAGCTCTTCATCTCCCTCGATCATTGCGATATCGCCATTTTCGATTACAATGTCACCATCAACTATTTTTGGAGAAAAAATATTCAAAATAGCACCCCCAGAACGACTGCATCCCTAATGTCATGCGTTCGCCGGTATTCAGGATCAAAGGGCTTGCCGCCGTTCAGATTATCAAGAGCACGTTCGGCAAAAGCGACAAAAACAACGTCGCCGGTTTGAAGAACAGGCGAATACGTTTTTATAATCCCATCTACTTTATAACGATGTCCAAGAACCGGGGCATCCTCTATTAACGGATACCGATCTGTGTCTCCATTCTTATCAACAGACAAAAAAAGAAGCTCCACGTCGACCGTGCGCTTCCCTTCATTGAATTTTATAACCCTTGCCGGAGCAAAGGTATGTAAGCTCAATTTGATACGTCTTTCTATAAGATCAAAAAAATTTGTATCTCCGGCCATTAGATCACCTCGAAATCACTAAGAAAGTCACTGCCATTTGCGGTATGAGTGCCTTTTCGAACACGATATTTCCCTTTTGCTGTTTTGCTTTTTATTTCAATGATTGAAGCAACGGTAATTCGGTGCTGAAGAAGGCACTTTACCTTGTAACCTTTAACGCCATCCTCTTCGAATGGTTCTGGGCTACCGATAAGACCAGTTTCCTCATTTAAAACAAACCGTTCATCGTTCCCCTCTTTTATGGAGCGAATGACTAATCGGCCGCGGCGATAGTACATAGAAGCTTTACAATCGTGAACGACTTCCTCAAGATTATTCAAGATTAGACCGGTAACCGTGTAACCCTTCTTGTAAACAACATCCTTGGGCAGCTTAAATTCGGCAAGCTTTATGCCTAAAATTGAACAAAGCTTTTTAATAATCGTTGAACCGTGGGTCCCCGCCTTAAAGGTGATCTTCAATGATTGTTTCTTCCCCTTCTTAGCCGGATCAGCTGTCTTCGATGTTACTTTTATCCGGGAATAATCCTCACCTTCGAGAAAATAAATGGCTGTAATTTTGTCTACGCCTTCTCTCCTGGTTAGAATACGTGAAATCTTCCCACTGGCAATTACACCATAATCTCCTTTGTATCCGGCCTGAATAGTGCAAGTATCCCCCCGGGTCATACGATGAATGGAATCGTTTGATAGGTTATAAATTTCCACCTTGCTTTCGTTCGGCTTTGCATCATCATCAAAGGGGGATTCGAACCGAATCTCCAGATCCTCATTAGAAAAAGTAGTTGAGTATTTCCCACTTATTGATACCTTAATAACGCGACCGAAAAGGTTATCCGCTGCCATCGGGTTCACCTTCCCCATCCGGAACATCATCGATAAATAAAAAGACCGTCTCACCAAAATTTTCAAAGGTGATACGATCTTCTTTTCCGGATTCATCAAGTGGTATTAAAGATGGCGCGGGAAGCCTTTGATCAGTTATATCGGACCACAATTCCCGATTTAAAATTAGTTTTTCACCAAGAACAATCGGCTCTTCATTCAGATCGAACAAATTAACGCTGAAAAAATCACCTATTTCATTGTAAAAAACCTCCATTACAAAGGTTTCTTCTGCAAAATCAATTTCAAAACGAACAGGAAGCTCCTCTTTGTCGATTTCAATATAGTCTTTATTCAAAAAGATTCGCCTCCTATTTAACTCTTAATTTAACGCCGATCGGGATGCGTCTATCAGGGTACTTATTATATTTTCTTAAAGTAGAAATAGGAGTCCCATATTTTTTGGACAGTCCCCAATACGTATCACCAGATCTTGTCTTGTGATAAACAGCAGAAGTTTTTTTCTTCGGTGTCGGTTTCTTCTTACCACTGTTCGATTTTGGCTTACGCTGTGGCTTTTGCTTTTTCGGCGCTTTTTTCCAGGGTGTTTTGACAAGACGGACAAACTGCAATTTTATTGAAACCGCACTACCGTTGGCAGTTTCAGCCGTCCGATTATCGTCAATACTTAATATGATCACATTTTGAGCGATCGTCCGACCTGTGTATGAAAGAATTTCCCCTTTGCGCATCGAGTCCCTTAAATACTGTAGCCGTGTCCTATAATCTGAACCTAAAATGTAACCATTCAAGGAAATGGTCTGTGCATTTTGTTGTACATGATCAGTAAAAGGCTCACCTTTTTCTACTGGATAAGAGGTGGCATCGACGGAGTTCCCTATGGATTCATCGGTGATTAATAGATTTATTTTTCCTAGTTTCGCCATTACCGAACCACCTCTATGTCATAAATGCTTATGAGCTTTTTCCATTGTTCATCTAGTGCCTCTTGAACTGCTTTTTTAACATCAACACGACTATCACTAGCACCTGAAATCTCGATATTAATAGTAGGGTTATAGTTTATTGTTGGACGGGAACCTCCGGAAGGAACAGGAGAACCAACTGAAGGGGAATAATTGCTTCCCCCTTTATTGGGCGAATAACCCAACTCCGAATTCGCCTGTTCCAAAAGTCCGAGTGCTCGTTTCCTTTTGCTCGGCTGCGTCGGGATAATGAACTCTTTCCAACCGTTTTCGGCAAGCGTAGCCCATTGTGGTTTTGTTGCGATGCCTCCATTGGCATAACCTCGATAAGGTCCTCCATGAGCCATCGACCGAATACCAGGCGTATTAAAGACGGTTCCGTAACGAGCTTTTATATACCTGATTGCGGCAACTGCATTATGAACCGGGTTCCATATGTCATTCATACCCGGCAGCTTGTATGCCTCGAAAGTCGGCGGAATGGTTTGCATCAAACCGCGAGAAGCAATACCGCGCTTGGCGTTAATGTCCCATCCGTTGTATGCACGTGGATTTCCTCCAGATTCCTTCATGGCAATGGTAACAAGTGGAGAAAACCACGAATCGGGTACGCCGGTCGCTGCCATTGCCGCCCGGATCCATTGCGCGACATTTCCAGATGGTTTGCTACCGCTGAACATACCGCCGAGACTATCCATCTGTTTCTTAACAAAATCAATTGCTCCGCTTTTTACAAAATTAATGGCACCTTTTCCAATACCACCAAACACACCAGGAACATCGGGTGGCTTTATGCCTAAACTACTAAATATCTTTTTCACAAGTTTTCCTGGATTGGACATATACGACCAGACATCAAGTGCAAGGTCTTTTGTTTTATTAACAGCAGCACTGCCTACATTTTTCGCACTGTTATAAGCACTAACCGATGTATCTTTGATCCAGTTTCCAACCGCCCTTAGTCCGTTGCCGATAACATTCCCAGATTTATAGGCAGGGAACAACCCGTTTAATGCTTGCAAGGTTTGTTTTCCGGAAAGAACCTGGGTTCCTTTTGGCAGATTCATCAGCGTATCTGTAGCAGGAGATAACCCTATTTGACCTTTCGGTGTTCTGAAAAGTTCATGTTGGCCACCGTCACCTAAAATTGCGGGACCTCCCGGATGGTATCCGGTACCTCTTGCATAGCCAGGAATGTCAAGCTTCGGAATAAGATGATTTTTGACACCTAACGGTTTTAGGACCATGTTATTGATCCCATCTTGAGTAATTTTATTTACGATATTTTCAAGGCCGCCGGCAAGCTTACTTCCTAACGCTTTCACCCCGTTCAAGGCCTTTCCAGCCATGCTTTTAATCCCGTCACCGATCTTTCCGGGCAAAGCTTTAGCAGCATCAACAATATTCTTAAATGTCGAGCTTACCTTGTCTTTAATCCCCGTAAAAATAGAGGCAGTAAAAGTTTTCGCCGTATTCCAACCCGATTTAATAAATTGAACGGCCATATCTAATCCTGTTTTTATTACAGTCTTTATGATGCCCCATGCGCTTTTAAGAATATTTTTAACTGCTGTCCATGCCCCCGACCAGTCGCCTTTTAACACCGAGGTAAACAAACGAATAACGTTCGTTACTATATTCAAGGCATTTTTTATGATCGACATAATCGACGGGAAAACAATTTGGACAATTTTTAAAATAAACCGTATTGCTGGGATTAAAAACGTATTGATTACTTGCACGACTACTCTTAAAAGTGCGGCAATGATCGGTATAACCATTTGGATAATTTGTAGTATAACTGGAAATACCTGTTGAACAGCTTTAAGTATTGCTGGAATAAGTGTTATTGCAATTCTAGTGATAATTGGGATAATTGCAGAAAACAGATCAATCACTACTGGCATTATGGTTTGGATAACGGTCAAAACCACGGGTAACACCGTTTGGACCGCCTTTAAAAACAACGGTATAACAGTCATTGCAATTCTAGATATTACTGGAACTAGTGTTTGGATGAGCGAAATAACTACAGGCAGCACGGACTTTACAACCTGTAACACCATCGGCAGAATTTGAGAAAATGCATGAGATAACATCGGTAAAACAGTTTGCACTATCTGAATTACCGCGCTCATTATAGTAGATTGAACCTTCATCCACGCTTGAATAAGCTGACCAATCAATGGGACAACTTGTGGTATAAAACTTGCAAAGGACTGTGCCAATTGCCCAATTAAAGGAGCGACAGTAGCCACGGTTTCAGAAAACATTCCACCCATTGTACTAAATAGATCCTTCAACGCTTTACCTAACTCTACGAAAGTCGGTTTTAACGACACAAAACTTTGAGCAATTATTTGTCCAGTTTTCTGGAATTCTGGCCCTAATTCTGTTGCCATTTGCGAGAAGGATTGAGCAAACACATCAATGATCGGTTTTATAGCTGAAAAAACAGATGCTAAAAAACTCTTTATTCCCGACCAAATTGAAACGAATGTATTCCGCACACTTTCATTTGTCTTAGATAAACGGTAGAGAAAACCTATTAAGCTAACAATTCCAGTGATTACAAAACTAATTGGTCCAGTTACTCCTAAAAGACTTAAGCTAATTCCTGTTATTGTTGGAGCTATTAACGATACAATACCGCCAAGGCTCGAAAAACCCGTTTTTAACTGATTAATAAAGCCCTTAGTAATACCGCCGACTTTTTCTGACAATCCTTTTCCGATAAAATCAGCAATCTTGGTTCCGATTACGGAAAAGAAAGCAGCTGTTTTCTCTACAGCAACTTGAAAACCGTATACTATCGATCGTCCCATCTCACTAATTTCGTTTACAATAGTAATTCTAAGGTTGTGTGTGGATTCTAAGGCATTATTCCACATTGCAGAGGTGACTTTGCTGATTGCATCAACCGCTATTAGTACTGTGTTTTTGACCACAGACCATGTTTTACTAACAACATTACGCAAGGTTTCGAAGTGCTTCCATAACAAATAAATAACAGTAACTAACCCAACTATTGAAGCGGAAACCAGAAGAACAGTTCCCATCATAGCACCTAGTCCGGTTACCAACGGGCCAATTAGCATCCAAACGCTCGCAAATGCCGCCTTCATGCCAGCGAATAATCCAATCCCTACTGCGAGTGGAGCTAAGAGTAAAGTTACAGCCGGTATTAAAAGGAGAAATCCTTGAATTATTTTCGCTAAAACCGGATGCGCCTCATTAAATTTAATCGTTAAATCTGCAATGTATTTGATAAATTTAAAGACAGGTACCATTACTGATGCGAAAACATCAACCATCGGCTGAAAAGCCTTTCTCATGCTTTCCTGCATTTGATCGAATGCTTTCGCGTAACCAGGCACACTGTCACGAGCCGCTTTGTGTAAACCGTGATAAAACATGGCTCCTGCGGCAAGAGCAGCAATCGCGACCATTTGATAACGCATTGTCCCTTGATTTATCATCCGCTGCATATCGAGCAATTCTTTCATTTTTGCGTTTGGGCCTAACAAACGTAGAGCCAAAGCTGCTGCATTCCCGTTACGTGCCATTCGTTCAAGACCACTGGTAACGGCTAACAAAGGCTTATTAACTTTTAACAAAGAGCTTCCAATCCGATCATAACTTGATGCGATTTTATCGGACTGTCCACTCATGGCCGACATAGTGGCGACCGTTTGAATGAGACTCTGACGGGTAGAAAGATTGTTGTTGATCATCTGATCAGAAATCTTTTTGTGCTGTTTCCCAAGTCTTTGGATCTCAGCCATAAAATCATCAGTAGTACTGGTGTAATGACCCATTTGGGACCCGAGCTTTCGCATATCATTTTTGACAAGCAATAAATCTTTCCTATGCTTCATCAATTCGTTGTGATTCTTAATTAGTGATTTCCTCATCTCGTCGCTCATACTGGACCAATCTGCGGCCAGATGTGCTGCACTCATACCGGATGTTCGCGCTAATTTACGAATCAAATCACTTTGACGGCTTACCTGCTTATTAAAAGCCTGGGACTCCTTGATCATTCCTTGTGTAGCAGATTTAAAGGTGGAAGCCATTTTATTTACTTCACTTCCGACCCCCATTGCTTGACGTTTAAATTGATTGATTTCACGGTTAACGTTCATTAAAGGAGAAGTATCCGTATACAGTCCGATATCGACCGTAAGATTGCGGAGCTGTTCCATTGATTCCCTCCTTTCTTTCTTATTTTTTCTTCATGGCTTTTTCTTCTTGTTCCGCCTTAATGTCCATAGCAATATTGGCTTTCATTAATTGTCGTTTTGACATACGTGTGGCTTCGGTATAAGAAATAACTTTGTGAACAATCGGGCGCCAAAACCACCACTCGTTTTTTACTTCCGCCCGAAGCCTCGCCGGGTCATCCGAACTATTTTCCTGTTCTAAGAAAGCTCATAGTTTCTTTGAAAACCTCTTCAAAACCATCGTGCTCATCGAAATATTCCCAACTTACTTTTGGATCAACGATAACGTGTTTAAATAATTCTTCCGCTAGTTTTTCGTTTGAAGGGACACCGTTTTCCGTCATGATTCTGTCCTGAATTCTGATAAATTCTCGTGTACCAGGATGTTGTAAAACATATTCTTGTCCCTCTACAGTGATCGTTTTTTGTGTTCCAATTTTAGGCATTTTAAAAACCTCTCCTTTTATATGCAGATATAAAGAAGCAGCCCGATTGGACTGCCTCGTATGATTGTTTTTCTTTTTAGAAAGAGCCATCTATATCACTCTTCGGTATAGTCAAAAACTTGGAACTCAAATTCCCGGGAACTCGCCTCATCAGAAAACTCCTTTCCTGGAGACTTCTTGATCCGCGCTTGCGTTCCGCCGGCCTTTTCCTTCTGAACCCCGTCATTGTAATTCACCCAGATTGGAAACGGCTTTTTCGTTTTTGCCTTTTGCATCAAATAAGAATATGAAGGTGATGTTTGCGAAAGCGTGATTGTAATAGTGCCCAGAGGATTGTTTGTTTCAGAAACAATGACTTCCCCCATAGCGCTGACTTTTGTTTGAAAGGACTCTTCATCTTTTTCAGCTTTAATAAAAGTACCGTCATCAAAGCCGGTAATGTATCGGCCATCAACGGTTACAGTGGCGTATTTCGCATCATAAGTAGCCATGCCTTACCCTCCCTAAATCAAAATTTGACCTGTAATATTGGCACTGTGAATAGCGCCGGCCAATTGAAAAGAAAAAGACAACCCGTTGTATACACGGCTTGCCCTATCCCCTGCAGGAACGTCATTTCGTGATTTTGCGGTAACTGTATATAATGGATTTCCATCATTATCTGCAGCAATGATTCCGTTAGTGAAGGCCTGCTTAAGTGTAGTCGTTGCAGCTCCTTCAACCAGGCTAATACCACGGCCATCATACGGTACCTTTGGATTGTTCGAAAAGACTGCCTGTATTTCGTTTTCCATATTGACTTTGATCCAGTCCTTGCCGTGCATGACGTCAATGTATTCCCGACTGGCGACCTGTCCTTCGCTCGTTTGCGGTCTTCCCGATTTTGTTACATAAACAATTGCACCGTCCGTATGGATTGTAGCAAGCTCTGACGCGCTAACGTTGAGTGGAGTAATTCCATTAAGCTTTTTAAATTTCCATGTGATGGAGCCGACAGGCTGACTACCTAATTCACCCACTAACGCCGCGTCTGGATGTTCTGTATCGATTGTATGATAAAAAACAACGGTCCGGTCATAAGCCTTTTGTTTGAATCCGTTTCGATCTGCTGCAGTTGAGACCTTAGCGACAAACATTTTGAAATTTTGACTTTGAACAAAATCAGCAACCGCAAGCTGCTCGGTTACGGTAGCATCTGCAGTTAATACAAAAAACCAATCATAATCGTAATATTTATCGAGCACCTTAACAGGGCTGTTATCGGTGGTTCCAGCCGTATCATAAGTAGCGATAGCAATTTCTTGCGGACGATGTTCCTGGGCAAAAATCGCTTGTGCTTTCTTAAAAGTGTTCGTTGTGTCTGGAAAGTCGACCTTTACAGCATCCAAATCGCTGTAGTTTTTAATAGTACTTGTCCCGGTCTTTTTGGCAAGAATAAGTGGTTTGCCAAGGCCGACTAAACCAGCGGGCTTTACCAGGTCAATTGTGACCTTAACATCTTGTAAAGGCATTCTACATACCTCCTATATTAATAGTTTCAATGGTTTCGGTTATTTGGCGAACCTGTTCATCGGTCGCCCGGAAAATGACGTCGAAACCATGTTTGTATTCGTAGTTATCGATTAAAAAAGTAGTGCGGTTTTCAATGTTTCCGACACTAACAACTGCCATATTCCTGTCCTGGATAAATTCTTGGCCCAAAAATAAAAACCACTGATGCACCTTGTGAGCAAGGTCAATCGTGGTTTCGTTGTCAACAGCAAAAATATTAAACGATATAGTAAACTTGTATTGCTCCGTTCGTTTTTCAGTTCCGTTGGGAGATTGCATTATTGATCCCTTCCCCCGATCTTTGACAAAAGGGGAAGTAATATTATAAACCCCGTACGGCAACAGCGGTTGCGGGGCAGTCATATTGGCTTTGACAATCTGTAGACCAGTGTCCTTCTTAATTTGGGCAATAATCTCTTTAATTGCCGGCAGATTCATTTCCCGCCCACCTCGCATAATAAATAAAGACATCCGCATAATCACTGTAGTCCTTAAAATTCTGAATCGTGTACGGGATGCCTTTGTATTCGATTTTTTGTCCGATTTTTAACGGTTGTGTCGTGTAAATCTTCCGGTCCTTTTCGGAATAAGTGCCGGCTTCAGCGTACCTTAGGTCGTCTTCGGAAAGAGGAAGGATGATTCCGACCATGTTAACAGAAACTTTGCTGCCCGGGATCCAGTCGCCGTTATCCGCCCAGCGCCCTTCTGATTCCTCACATGCAACAAAAGGAACTTGAAATTCCTCTACAAAATCGGCAAATTCGAATGGTTTCATTCAACCACCTCTATTCCACTTGATGGCGAATTGAGCCTACTAAATGTCCTGTATCCATTAACGGATTTGATGAACCTTTTACAGCTTGTGTAGCAGCACTATTCGGCGGCTCTGAGATCGAACGTAATTTCTTCTGAATCAGCTCAGCAAATTCCATGCCAATCATATTAGCGAAAACATCTGGATCGATTCCGCCAGAAATTACATCCTCGATCATCGACTCTATTTTTTTTGAAATATAGTCAATGTTTTCGTCATATCCGGAGCGTAAAAAAGACCGTTCCGGAATAGTGACGGACTTTAAGAGAACGAAAAGAACCTCGAAATCATTCTTGCCTTTCGGAATGGCCAAAACATTAGTGCCTGCCGGGCGGAACAAATCAGGGAAATCGGATGCTCTTTTTCCTTTTGCCTTTGGGCTGACAGGAACGGTCAAGAACTGGCTGTTTTTTGGGCGGATCGTCGTTCCAAACTCATGAACCCGGGCAATCATCACCATTTCAGAATCATCGGATCCGAACACACCAACCCTGATTCGCTTTTTGTTGAGCCTTTCCAGATTCCGAGTGAGTTGGTCCATATTGTTGGTATCTTTTATGGTCACGCCGGTTTTTCTTCTCATAGGAACCGAACCTTTCGATATGGCTTTAAAAGCCGGTGAACCTCGTTCATTGTGCCGCCTTCAAAAAAGGACTTGCTCATATCGCCGAGCGACTGGGAAGCGACATTGCTGTTTTCCTGGTATGCTTTCACAAGCTTCGTGATGGACTGCTTTACACCAGAAGGAAGAACCATATTTCCATTCTCATCTAAAAAATCCTGGCGACAAAACGTTTTGGTGTAGTCGATGGCATCTTCTAAAGCAACGGATAAAAAGGCATCTTGGGAAGTATCAGACAAAGATATTTTAAGCCGCGTTTTCAGTTCATCTAGTTCCATTGATTTCACCTCTCGCATTCAAGTCCGAGATTAGGCATCATTTTTTCAAGATATTCCTCTCTAATTGAAAAAGGAATACGTTCATCTTTTAAGATTTCTATGAGACCGCCAACAAGATTTTTGAATATGTCCAAATCCTGTACGTTAATACTCATCTTAGCCATTTTTCAGCCTCTCTTTCTTCCAATCTTCAAACGTCATACTTTCAAGTTCCTTGGAATCGGGCTTCGTGACCTTTTCTACGGAATAAGTAAGGAAGCACCGGCAGTTGATATCCTCGCTAGCTATCCCAAACTTCCCCGGAGCCGGGCCCTCTCCGAGTTTACCCTTGAAATTCTGCTCAACTGGAATCTTTTTGCCGTTCAGCATGCGATGATCGGCACTACCTTTAGCATCCTTCTTTCCAATACCACGTCCGGGCCGAACACGCTCATCCTGCATGGAGTTCCATTCCTTCATCATGATTACGCCGTTCTTGTTAGCGTGAATCGCCGAATCCAGTTTTCCGTTTTCTTTTACCCGGTGAGCCTCAGTCCTGACGATTCTCATTGCTTTAACGGCATCATCTTCCAGAGCGCCTTTGAGACGTGTAGCCATAGTTTTATAGCTTTCGCCTTTGACAAGTCCCTGTGTAATTTCCTGCCTTATTGTATAAACAATCAAGGAGCGATTCCTTTCGAGACGTTCGCTCAATGTTAATCCGGAAATCGGATTTTCGATCATGGCCATGATCATGTCAGCGGAAACGGCAGAATAGGCAAGTTTGCTGAGAGTGTCGGTCTCAACCGCCCAGGCTGTAAGATAATAACCGTCTAAATAGCTCTCACCTAAGACATCATAAATAAGCGATTTTAGCTGTTTGTATCGAGAACCTAACAACCTATCGATCTGCTCCATAAACTTCGTCAGGCGGTCGTATTTCGCCATTTCAGCATAGGTTAAAACGCCGCCTGTTTCGTACTTCTCATAAAGTTTCGCAAGGGCCTGCCGGATCTCATTAAGCGTGACAGCATATTGCATTGCGATAGTACGTTCAGAACCCTTTACTCTTTTATTGACAAGCCTTTCAATTACTTCGGCAGATTTATTTAGATTTTTCATCTACATCACTTTTCTTTTTGGACGCTGCTTTTGGTGCCTCTACTTCCTCGTAATAGTCTTGTTTTAATAAACGTTTACCATGTTCTTCATCTACCAGCCAGACATGACCAGTCTCCGTGTTTTTAACCCACATATCTCTACACCTCCTCATAAATAAAAATAAAAAGAGGGCTAATTTTACCCTCTGGATTATGCCGGACGTTTCGCGCTCAATACCGCTAATGCTTCTGGCCGCACAACCTTCGCTCCATAGAGATGGAGGCCTTTTAACGCATCAGCAAAGCGCTTTTCAGGGCGATATGCTTCGACCTGGTTAATTTGTTCTGCATAAGACCAGGCAATGTTATGACCTGCAATAATTTTAAAGTTTTCGTTCGCACCGGTTACTTTAGGCACGTTGTTTGATTTCAGTACGTTAAAGCCAGCTGCACGACCGATCTGACCATTTAATAGGCGGGTGTCGGATGGGAGGTTTCCAGCTTTTACGAATCGATCATCTTTCAACATTAGTCCTTCATACCAAGGAGGAACGATAACGAATCGGCCTTCTTCAGGTACATTGGCCTCATCTAATTTCACGGACAAATCAACAAGATATTCGTAAGCATCCGTTTTTGCTGGCTGAACAGGAGTCGTGTCATCCCCGATCTTGTTAAGAGCGTCAACATAAAGACTTGCGATATATTTATCAGCAGCATTCCTGAGAGCATAAGCTGCGTTTTGCATAGCTTGACTCATTACTTTTGGATTTTGTTGAGCCGCATCAATATCATCAACTTGGAAGTTGAAATACTTAGATTGTGTGATTTGAAGCGTTCGAGTTGAATCAGTCAACGTTTCAGGATCACTCATATTCGTATTTTTTGTGTAATCTCCGATTGTGACATCACCGACTGTATTAATTTTTACGGTGTCGCCCGCGTTACGGATAAGGCCTTCATAATCCCTATTGATAATATTTTCTTGACCATAAACGAGTGACTTTTGTAAAGCTTGTAATAAACGGGCGCTCCAAATCGTAGGGATAAAATTTGTTAATGGCATATTAGTTCATCCTCCTATTGTTTCCCTTGCAGGAATTTTTCAATTTGCTCCCAGTTTTTATTGATTTCTTCTGGGGTCATCTTTTCAATTGCTTCTTTCGTTAATGGCTGTCCTGGCGGTGATGGGGGGTTCGGATTGCGGCCACCCTCTTTAAATTTCGATTCCACAGCCTGTTGAACAGCAGCGGAAAACACTTCTTCAAACATGGCAAGATTTTGAACGGTGGAGTCCTCATCTTGACCGATAAAAAAGTCTACAAGTTTTGTAGGCAACTGTTTTTCTGTAGCCACAGATAACGCTTTGTTACGCAACGATTCGCGTACTTTTTCCTGTTGAATCTTCTCTAATTGCTGTTGCATCTCTCTGATCTGTTTTTGTTCGGGTGTTTCCGGCGGAAAACGCTTTGCAATCTCTTCCTCCAATTTTTTTGGAAGAGTCTTTGTTTCGTAAGTTTTAATAGCATCTGTAACACGAGAGTCCGTAAGGGATTGCAACCATTTCTTTGCATCCTGATTCTCGTTGACAAAAGCCTGTACAACGTCAAGAGTCAAAGTATTATTCTGTGGACTTGGCGGCTCTGGCGGTGTTGGATTACCTCCTCCTGTCGGCGGATTCCCCCCACCTCCATTTCCTTGTTCTGAAAAATATTGAAGATTTAAAGGAAAACGGTATTTCGGTTTAAATAAATTCGGAATATGGTTTAAATAATTTTTGAGCATTAGAATTTCCTCCTTGCCCTCTACAGTTGCAAGATCAGCCCCTGTAAAGTTCAATAATGGTTTTCGTTCTGTTCTTTAACGCCTACAGAGCGAAAAAAAAGGCAATAAAAAAAGCCCCTCAATGAGTTGCTTACTATTTCTGAATCGAATCGCCTTTGACAATACCCTCGACCGGTATCATTTCTTGACGTTCTTCAGGAATTTGCATTAATTTTTTCTTCGTTTCATCAATCGATTCATCAAAATAATCAAGATCAATACTGTCTTCGCGTTCCTGTCGCATCAAATCAAGCTCGTAATCAACGTCATCAATATACGGGATCTGTGAAAACAATGTGCGATCCGAGTGAATCCCCTTCATCTTTTGTGAATAGTCTCCAATATAAAGTAAGTCAATTGGCACGTTACGCTTGAACTCCCAAAAAATATCGAGATAATTCAAAGGGATATTTTTGCGGGCCCAAGCACTGCACAATACTTTGAATTGTTGGCGAAGGCCTTTACTAAACTTGAGCGCCTTTTTGCCGGCTTTGTTCTCAAGAGAAAGCATCTTCCACTTTCTACTCTCACCAGACTGGCTGCCACCACTAAATTTTTCATCAGTCATATCAACAGAAGATGAAAACTTATGGATATTCTCATTAAGTGTCTTTTTGTTGTTCTCGACGAATGTATCGTTGATATTTTTGGTAATGAAATCAACATCACCATTCTCATCTACTTCGAAAGCCCCGGTTTGTTTTGCATTTTCAATCACTTCTGCATCCACGTCAGCACCCTTGAATTTCATATAAGCATTTGCAAACGTTTCAATTTCGTTTACGGAATCGCTCATAATCTTGTCATAGGCATCAATCAGTGTTTCGGTCTTTTCGAAGTCCCCTTTTTCCTCATCATTGTTAGGAAAAAGAATTAAAGGGACATAGTTAAACAAATGCGAAGAGTGCTTCTCACTCACATCCGGAATGAACTCATCGTCGCGTTGAATGAAAAACATTACATTGCTATCGTCATACCATTCGACCTTAGTAATGTCCTCATCCTTTTCATTTTTAACAGTGTAATATCGAATTGCATTGGTGACGACCCCCTTGTTTTCGATAAAGACGGATTCCCATGGAAAGACGTTCATGATTCGTTCGTTTCCATCCGTATCGATATACAAAAGGCGAGAGGCATAACCACAAATACTCATGAGCTTTCCAAGTTCACCGTCCAGGTCATCGACTGCATTTAACACAGTGAAATCGGACAGCTTGTCTTTAAAAACTTTAAATTGAGCATCAGTGTAATCGCGTTTATCAATCTGATAGCCAATGGGCTTTCCAAAAAGATAGCCAACAACCTGGTCAATGATGTAGCCGCGGTAATCATGGATTAATTTATTATTTGGTTTTTTCGGATCCTTAATGACCCGGCTTTGAATAGGGATTCCCTCACCATCGTAACGATTAAATAAACCAATCATCTTGTCACGATGCGGCTTATGCCAATCGAGAACTTTTTTTATAATGGCGGGAAGAGATCCCTTTACTTCTAACTGTATAGTCGATCGTTTCAAATTTTCACCTCCTAGTAAAGTGATGGAACAGCGCGGGCTTTTTTCTTTCTGGATAATGATTGCATTCCATATCGGAGGGCATCCATCAAATGGTTGAATTCGTCAATTGGCTTGTTGAGTGTATTGCCTTCTCTGTCTTTGTCATAGACGTAATTATTTATTTCCTCGATAAAATGAACGCAACGAGGATGGATAATAATTTTGTAGTTTTGAATTAACTGAATACCATGCATCACGCTGTCTTTTCCTTTTTCACAGCCCTTGATACGTCTAAGACCCAAACGTTTTAACTCATCGATTGACTTCGGCTCTGCCGAATCGGCGATAATCGGGCTTTTCTCATATCCTTTTTTAGCCAACCGGTTATAAATCATTTGGTTACTCAATCCTTTTTCGTAAAGCTCATCAAAGATATAAATTTCTTTTTCTTTTTGATCAACAGCAAAAGCGACAAAGGCCGTCGGATCATGAACATATCCAAAGTCCAAGCCGTAACCGGTTGTTTGAACCTGTTGAATAATTGTTTCATGGTCGAATTCCCTAACCTCAAAGTTTTCATAAACAAGCCCTTCTGCAATTCCCCACTCTCCATCACAAACAATACGAGCGCGGCGAGGATTTGTTTTATATAGACTGGTATATCGTTTCCTGTCCTGGTCATCTAACCATTCATTAACGCGGAAAGTAGTTGTAATAGCAAAAGTGTCGTCCTCTTGTGTTTCAACATCAAAAAAAACACGCTTCAACCAGTGGCGCTCAGACCAAGGGTTAAACGTGATTGTTACTTGCTTAAAAAAATCAGGATCATCAAATGAACCACGGATGGATTCAACGACAGTCCTGAATTTATCTTCCGATTCAATTTCATATGCTTCTTCAAACCATAACCAGCAAAGGATACCGACTTCAACAGTAATGGACGTAATTTTAAGTGGATCATCAAGTCCGCGGAAAATAATTTTCTGGCCAGTTGGTATATAAGTGAGTTCCGGTAGGCTTTCATTTGTTTTCCACAAATGAGAAACGCCTAATTTATTTATTGCCCATTTTAGATCGGTATAGGTAGATTGCCTCAACGTATTAGAAAAACGGCGAACAACAAGAAGATTCGCCCACGGGTGTTTCATCATCCGATAAATAAAGTTTAAAGCTGTGGTTTTGGACTTTTTGGAACCACGGGACCCCTTAACAACTCGGTAGAAGTTCTTGTTATGCCAGAAACGATTATACCCGCCGCCGATCAGCTTACGAATATTAATCTTCTTCCGGGACATCATCAACGAACACCGGCACTGTAAATTCTACTTGTTGTTTTTCTGTCCACATTCCAAGATGTTTTCCGAGCAGTTCAAGGGCTTTTATTTTGTCATTTAACTTTACCTTTTTAGTTTTCTTTTCGATCTCGGTACCGTTCGGCAAAATGGTGTTATTAACGGTTTCTGATACTTCGGAAAGAACGGAACCATCAACATCTTCAGAATTAATAATGGAAACGCCGAATTCATTCCAATTAACGTAATCCTTGAGATCGGCAAAAGCAATCTTCGCTAATTGTTCGATAACCCGGTCTTGTGATACTCCAGTCCTTTTAGATCGTTCAGCCATAGCCCTGGCAACAGCCTCCGAAACTGTAGTTTTCTGTAGGAGTTGATACCCAATCTCAGAAGCCCGCTTAACACTATAGCCAGCCCGTATTGCCGCCTGCGTAGCGTTCAAATCAATTAAATATTCTTCTACAAATCGTTGTTGCTTAGCCGTTAGTTTAGCCACTACACATCACCCACCTCCAGTATTTATGTTTGTTTGGTGCAAAAGAAAAACACCCAAATTTGGGTGTTTAATATGAAAGAGCTATAATTTCATCCAGTCTCTTATTTCTTTTAATCCATTATATGTTTTTGATAGCTTACTGTTATCAGATAAATATTTTTCGCCTTTTTCTGTTACATACACTGTTCCTTCAAATAAACAAGGTCTATTATCGGCATAAAAAATTCCATCCAAATAGCCCTCTCTTTTCAAAAAGCTGATAGCTTCATCAAAAACATCTGAATCAACATCGAAATCATTTTCCGTTAAATTGTTATTTCCGTTATCTATTTCTTTTAAGATTGCATACCTTAATTTTTTCTTATTAATTTTTATCCCCCCCGCATCACAAAATGTGAAGCTTGTCCTTTAATGAGCACTTTCTATAAAAATTTGTTTGTACGAAAAATAAAAACTCCCCAAAAGTATTATAGTCGAAATAATATTTGCGATGGTCTTTGGTACTTTTAACATATTTAAAATCAAAAAACAAATCCCATATGCCATTACAGGAATAGCAACTAAAGCAAATATTTTACTGGCTAAACTGCCAAACAACTCACTCATTTTTTCAATTATTTCTTTTGGCATAAAAATCCTCCTTTTCTCTTTTATCGGAAAAAAGAGAGGATAAATTTATAAAAAGATAACTTATAGGATGACTTTTAAACCTTCATAATTTCAAATATCCGAGTCTTATTGTTTGGGATCATATGTGACTTATAACTATTTTCCGCTTGCTTATGAATGAAATTTTCTTTGATATCAACAATTTTGTATTTATTAGATCTATCATCATAACTTAAATGAACAGAATCACTTAATATCATGACATTTTTATTTTCAATCATAAACAAATATATCTCCCGAGAAGTATATTCACAATTTAACTCTAAATCCTGTGGAACTTCATCTTCATAATATGACAATTCAATCCCCCCTTCCACCTACACCATTCGGCAAAAAAGAGGAAAAATCCTGCAAATGGATTAAAGTATTTCCCTATTTAAAATCACATACTCAACCCGTCTGATGTCATAATTAGTCGGCGAGAACCTTTCTTCATACGAAAACTTTTTACGATTCATGCGTTCATTCCACTCAATCCATTTATGAAATGCTTCTTTGCTGTCTTCAGCCTGGACTATGTATTCCATGTTGTCATGAGTAATGATGAAAAAATCTTTTTCGCTTTCACACGAATCGCAAATAGGCGGTTCATCATCATCCATTACAAGAATGTCAGTAGGATGAAATTGGACACCACATTTTATACATTTCATAAATTAATCCCCCTTTTCGACATACATTTTTCGCCAAAAAGAGAGAAAATTCCTTCTAAATAATTACAAATTTTATGAAGAAAAACACCCATCTATTCGATGAGTGCCAGTGTGTTTACGATACAATATTGATACTATCATAATAACATCAAAAATGCGGAATAACCTGCCAACGTTCTGCTTTTTTTCTGCCATTATGCTGCCGGTTCTGGTTCCTCCATTACTTCAATGCGTAAAATAAACGCGAGCTTGTAAAATGCTCGGCCCTTCACGCGATAATATTTCCTTTCGCTCATCCCGAGCTCGCTATAAACCTCATAATCAAAAATATCCTCATGGGTCATATAACGCCTAATGATTATTGCTCGTTCTTGATACGAAAGTCGATTAACAGCCTTTCGAATTCTTTCAATATACTCTTTGCGGTATCGTTCCTGATCCACATTTGTAATGGCCGCATCTTCAGTAGAAGAATGGAAACCGTTATTTGAAGGAGGAACTAATGAAAAGGTTTGCGTAACTTTGGGTAATCGTTCCTCCGGCTCCATTAGAACATAGAGGCGGTACTTTTCAAGTGCCGCAGCAACAGCATCCTTAGTTGCTTCGCGGTCGATTTTTGGTAGTTGAAAAGAAAGTTGAGTCATTTTAGTTCCTCCTATCATTTTATTTCTGGCGAATAGCGCCCCCGCGCCTTTCGTATACCGGGCGATGGACACCCATAAGGTCTAATATATCTCGATATTTTAATTTCTCTCCAGACGGCTTCTGTGGCTGTTTCTTGTGTTTCTTTTTCTGCGGCATGTTCTGCCTACGCCACTCCTTCAATTGATCCCTCAATGTTTTCACGTCAACACCCCCTGCGATGAGGCCAGCTACACGAATATGTATAGTGACCCCCTAATATATCAGCAAAATAAAAAGGACACGAAGGAGGACATCTTTTGTGTCCTCTTTTCGTGCCCCGATTGTTTCGGTAGCATCATTTTTTTGTATATGAAATTTCGTAATGGGTTGGCTTGCCGTTTTGCCATGTAATAATCTGTTTGCCGAACCCGATCCCTGGCTTGTCCACTTTATCCAATTTGCCATCTATAACGCGATAGACTGCATTTTCCATCAAATCTATTTCCGCTGTCATCATTTTTTCTTTATTCACCGGTAACGCCCCCATGCTATAATGGAATTGGAGAGAGCCGGGGCAACCGGCTTTTTTTGTTTATACTCGGTTAATTTTGTTAATACTATTTTTAAACCTTCCACGTCACACGCCAGGGGGATCAGAGCCCTGGCTTTACTGTGCAAATTCAAAAATGCTCATTTGTTTGTTTTCGAAATTTGTTAAAAGCAATTCTGTTGCATCAGGTCGGGTGTAACCCTCTCCACTAACAACTGTATTCTTTTTGGCCGGGAGCTCGAGTCTGTTCCATCCATAATAAAGTTGGTTTACCAGGTCGTCTGCATAATAGGAAACAATTGCTTTTCCTTTGATATTGCAAAGTAATTCTGCAAGCTCCCTATGATCTTTTTCACTGAACTTTCCAGTATACCGGCTTTCGCAGCCAACATAAGGCGGATCAATGTAAAATAGCGTTTCCGGACCGTCATACGTTTTGATAATATAACGGAAATCGCGGCACTCAATAAATACCGATCTCATACGTTCTCCGAAATCCTTCATCCTTTTGCATATACTTTGATAGACAGCCGGTGTATTATGGTGTACGCTATGCTTCCATCCGGATTTATGATTAAGACCACCGCCATTTATTCCACATCGATTGACATAAAAGAATTTTACGGCCCTTTCAAAATCGTTCATTGTCCCTTCGGATCGCCGGTTCTCAAACAATTCATTTTGCCAAGTTTCGAACAAGAATCTCGAGTAAGGAAGGGATGAGCATGCATCCTCTAATCGATCCGGATCCTTACGTAAAACCATTAAGAAATTGACGACATCTCCGTTAATATCGTTGTAAACATCTACTTTTGACGGAGTCTTTACGGCCATAACATGCGCCGCACCTCCAAACGGTTCAACATAACAGGAATGTGAAGGCATGAGTTCAATTATTTTCTCGGCTAACATGGCTTTACCACCAAACCATATAAGGGGAGATTTGACCATTACATTGCCACCCCTTTCTTTTCGATACATAACTCCGGTAAATTTGCTCGGACAAGTGCTTCTGCAAATGGAGGCGGTACCGCATTTCCGCATCGGGCCACCTGCTCCTTTTTCGGATATTGCTTCCCGGTAAAATCCCTGTCTATGATATAGTTGTCCGGGAATCCTTGAGCTGCAAATAATTCGTGAGGCTGCAACATCCTCATTCCTATATCCATGATTTGATAGTTTTGACCATGTACTGTGACAAGTCCAAACCGATCCTTAGTGGTTACGGTGTGTAATGGTTCTGTGAGTCTTTGGCCAACATCGGTTCCGTAATACTTAGTCAAAAAAGCAGAAACTAAACTAGCTTTATTGACCGCAGTTACCGCCCATAATGGTTCCTTTAACTTTTGTCCTACCGATGAGCTAAAATTCTGCATAATGTAAGCTGATACCAACGCAAATCGATTTCCCCCGGCCGTTATGCTGTGCAACGGTTCATCCAAACCTAATCCTCTTACTTCGTTTTTTGTAGTTTCAGTGTAATAGCTTGATAGAAATGAACATGCTGTTGGCTTCACTGGAGCAATAAAAGGCTCCTTATTTTCAATAACAAACTTTTTAATACCTCGAGCAATCCGGCGCATAGTGTTTTCACTCAATGGCTTTTTACGTTCGAATATTGATGGCGTACCAATATCCCAATCAATGATTTCACTCGCAGTTCTCCAGGGTTGTAGTTTACCCGCATGTACCTGAAGACTGTTCGGATCTCCATGTGTAGGTTTCGGCCAAACTATCGGACGGCCGTCACAGCGGGCTATCATGAAAAATCTTTTTCGGATTGTTGGAGCGCCGTAGTCGCATGCACGCAGTTCCTTGAATTCAACTTCATAACCGAGTGCCTCGAGTGATTTAACGAAAGAATTAAATGTTTTGCCTTTTTGTGATTTATCGGGATACCCTTTTTCATCCAATGGACCCCATGTCTTAAATTCTTCTACATTTTCTAAAATTATGACTCGAGGCTTAACAGCTATCGCCCATTTAACAGCAATCCAAGCAAGCCCGCGTATCTTCTTTTCGACCGGCTTACCGCCCTTCGCCTTAGAAAAATGCTTACAATCGGGGGAAAACCAGGCTAGTCCAACTTTTCTCCCTCTGACTGCTTTGACAGGATCAACATCCCAAACTGACTCGCAATAATGTTCTGTATCGGGATGATTTGCCTTGTGCATGGCGATGGCGGCAGGATCGTGATTAATGGCAATATCAACGCTCAAACCAGTTGCCATTTCAATTCCGGTGCTGGCACCACCGCCCCCAGCAAAATTGTCAACTATGATTTCTCGGAAAAGGCTTAACTGCAATCGTTTCACCCTTTCCTCGCTAATGGCCACGTCCAATCAACTTTTCTTTGCGGGCCCCGGATAATCTTTTGTCGTTTCGCCCAAGACTGAAGCGCGGTATCAACGCTGTTCATAAAGTTTGCGCCTTCCAGGTTTAAGCCCTTCTGCGGCGGCAACGAGCGATAATGTTCAAGCTCATCTGGCGAAAGATAATAAACCTTTACCTCGTTCATGAGAATCCCCCTTTTTTTCACTTTCTCTTACGTATTTTTGGAATTTCCGTACCACCAAGCCTCTTGCAATCTCCGCCATGTTTAGATGAACAAGAACGGTAGAGAGGACAGCGAAAAAAGCATGTCATAAGCTTATCCTCTTCTTTCATCCATTCCGTTCTTGTATCAATAAAGATGACCTCGGTCATTACGCAACACTTTCATCGGTGTCATTATCTTGCTGTTCTCCATCTTTTTCAGCAGTAGGAGAGGATTCGGGCTCAATTTCCGGCTTTTCCTCTGATGCTTTAGGTTCTCCTTTTTCCTGCCCTTCTTTCCATTCCCACCATTTCTCAGCTAATGGAGCAACCCGGGCCCGATAATCATCCATGAGTTCTACAATTTTTCCGGAGGATATTTGAAGTTCGGATGCTAATCGTGAATACGATTCCCCTTCCAGCCGGCGTTTAAAGATGTTCGCAAAATCTTTTGGGAGATCATCATAAGTCGGGGCCATGCCGCTAAGAATAAATTCATCAACAATATTACGTTCGGTTTGTTTTTGCTCTTCTATCGTTTTAATCTTTTCAAATGGTAGACCGAGATCCGCTTCAAGTTGCTCTGCTTCTGGTTCTACTTCTTTAACAACGCCTTTATCGTCCACCTTGTATTCTTTCAATGGCCTTTCAGTACGAGCATTCAACGTAATGCTGTAATTTACAACAAGAGATTCCAGGGAAACATCAACTTTGCAATCAATCATTTCCGAAAGCCTGTCCAGTTTACCGTCAAGACCTTTGTCGTTAATCTCAAGAACAATTTCCTTTACACCCTTTGGCTTCAAATTCACTTTCTTAACGACAGATTTAAAATCGATATATGACATAATTGGTTCCTCCCCTTAAATAATGGATAACTGCTGTTCCTGCGCTTCCAATGGTTCAACCATGATTTCAATACGCGGTTTTTCGCTATAAAACTTTGAAACATGTAAATCTACAATCTGACTGTCATCTTTCCAAAGAATCTGGTTACAAGCATCCTTAATGGCCTTAACAAAATTGTCTGCGTCCGGCTTTGTGGTCGGTCGGATCTCCCCGCGTTCAGCAGCCGCCTTTTTCTTTTTACTGAAACTTTTTAAAGTGGGCTTGTACACCTTTACGTTTAATACCAACGGTCCCTCTAACAATTTGGCGGGAGCGTTTTGTGATGCAACTAATTTCACATATTTTTTGTACTCCCGAGACTTAGCGGGATCGTACATGCGAACTCGACCTTGAATGGTGCTTGCGCGCGGGCGGCCTTGTGAAACAGGTTCCCCGTAAACTGTGAATTTGATCATCAAAACTCCGACTCCTTCCGTTTCTTCTGGAGCTTTTCTTCAAGCTTCTGTGTAACTTCTCTTTGCTGCCTCAGTTTGTTGCTTGTTTGGATGTACTGTTTTTTGATGCCGACCAATTGGCTGTAAGCGGCAAGATAACTATTTTTAAATTTGTCAAGTTCTTCTTGCAAACTATCAATCTCCTGTTGCAAAAGTCGTTTATCCTCAATCATTTGGTAGACAAACTCTTTGGCGGTTTCGGCTTCGTGTTGGGATTGTTGAAGTTGATTTTCCAAGTCGAAACATTTAGATATGAAATATGGATCTTCTTCATCTAGTAGCCGTTCCACTTCACTGACCAGATCAATACCAATTCCACGAAGTAATGAAAGATTATTGCAGTTTCCGTCAAAAAGGATGCTTTTAAATTCCTGCAATTTATCAGTCATTCAGATTCCTCCATTCCCTGTTCCGCTGCATCAAATAAATTGTCAAATGATTCCGGGTTCCCGTTTTTATGCCTGTTAACAACCTCTAAGCCAGTTCCATACAGATAGTAAAAATAGTTGTAAAATCTTTGTAGTAGCTCATTTTCCTTCTGCAATCGTTCCACTTTAGACTCCAAATTCTGCAATACATCAATAATTTCCAAAACATTATTTTGTATTTCTCTTGCGCGTTCTTCTACGTCATTCATTGGCATTCCCTCCCTCCACACATTTCAAGGCGGCCAAGCAAATGGCGAGTGGGGCGGTTTCTGCTCGTCCTGCAATCAAATCCGAGCCGTTAAAAACACGGAAATCGTATCTCTTTTCATCACAATGTGACTCAAGACTAATACCGCCGATGTTACTTTCTAGCCATTCAACCACGAGCCAAGCATCAGAAATATTAGTGGAAGGTCTGAAATTCCTCTGTGATGTAAACCATTTTGGAATGTCACTATTATCAGAAGCCCACCAAGCAAACTCGTTTTTATCGGTACGTGAAACCCACCCCATCACCTTTTCAGCGATCAATGCATCAAGTTCTTTTCCTGCTCTCAAAACACCACATCCCCTTCCCGTTTCAAATTCATAAAGCGAAATTCGTCCTCGAGCTCAGTGAGCGTTAATTCGTATAGCTGCCTGCCGTCTGGATGTTCAAAAACCCCACATGTAATAAGCTCCCGGATCAGCATCTTTTTCCGCCCCTCAACCGCCCGACGGAGTAGGCCTGGAGAATTAGCAAGTTCCATGCCAGTCACCCCTTGCCACAATTTCTTCAAAGGCTTTGTCGAAGGCTTCTTTTTCCTCGTTAGCCAACTGCAACCGCAATTCGCAATTGGCAACCTTTCTCTTGAGTTCTTTGAGCTCAATTTCTGCTTCTGCGATGCGGTTTTTTATGTTTTGCTCGTACACCCTCCAATTCATGATATTGACCCCCTAATCGGCTAAAATATGCCGTGTTTTCGTGGCTTACATTTTCGTTTCCTTGCTCGATCGATAAGCAAAAGGGCTACTTCATCGATGTCTCTGTCAAACCGCTTGGCGATAAATTCAAGCGAGCAGCCGTCTTTCCACATTTCGTCGAATTCATGTACTTCTTGCTCGGACCAGGCGAAATCTAAATCCTCTAGGCAGATGTACGTTTTCGGTCGAGTTAGGTACGTTTTCTCAAGTTCCGTGATCGTTTTGGCTTCCCTCATGAAGCCGTTTCCTCAATTTCTTTCGGATATTCAGAGAAATACGCCCGAACCCATTCGTCAAATTGTTTGGCGGCTTCTGCAACCTTTTGAGGATCCGTCTCAGGTTTGAAAAGATACATTCCGCAGCCGAGTTCCTTCATGTCTGGCATCTACTTCCCCCCCTATGCCAATCGATAGTTTAATAACTTCCTGTCACCCTCAAGGACAACCGTATAATCTTTGCTCATTTGATAAATACGGGTACCGAGCGCCTCATCAATGTCGCACAGCATGTCCACATTTAATTCAGAGGAGACCATAATCGGCTTATGATTCAAATACCGATGATTGATAACGGCGTACATTTGCTGAATCTCAAATTTTGTAGCACCGGTCTTGAAAAGATCGTCAATGAACAGGACATCGACACGTTTCATTTTCGTAAGTTTTTCCTCTAAACGGTCGAAATCGTTTTTCAGATCATTGAACCCTTCAACGAAAGGGAAATACAGTACGCTCACTTGTTTTTTGTGTATCAGATTGTTAGAAAGAGCCGTTAGCAAATGTGTTTTTCCCGATCCCGGCTGACCGAGAAGACATATGCTATTACAACGATTGTCTTTAATAGAGTCATAGTCTTTGTAATAGTCAATTGCACATTGATAGGCCTCATGAATAAGCTCATGTTTGCCCTCAAGGATAAAGTTAGAGAAGGTCATTCTTTGAAATTCCTCTGTTATCTCACTGAATTTCATCAAATGCGCAGATTGTCTTTTGCGGTAACACTCGCAATCTATCAGCGTTTCTATGAATTTCGGCAAGCCGTTTGGCCAAGTTTTCTGGTTCCCGTTTTCATCAAGATCAGGAATGTTTTTAAGGATGAAGCCCTTATCTCTACATTTCGGGCAGTTATAATTCTGGCTTTCTCTTTCCGAGTCGGCCGACTTGGCCGCCTGTAATTGAATCGCTGCTTTTCTTTGGAGGTCTGCCAGAACGTCCTGGATACCGGAGAATCTTTTGGTCACGTTTAACCTCCTCCTTCGCCTTGTTGTTGTAAAAGTTGCCTAAAATAACTTTCTTGCAATAACCAAATGATGTTATTTCATCGCCAGGATATTGAGGTTTAAAATCTTGAAACGCTTGGTCTACACCGCGCAAAACCTCTTCAAGTGGAACGCCAGCTGATAGGACAGCTTTTATACTCTGGTAGTCGGAGACCTTCGGAGCCTTGCCGGGTTTCCCGCGTACTACCATGAAATGTTTGGCAATTAAATCCACATCGTCATAATGCTCTTCTGGCTGTGGTGGCATCTTATCAACAACATCTTTTTCATTCTTAAGACATTCTTTATCATTCTTGTTTATATCCACGGGGTGTTCCCTATCTGTTTCCTTGCTGTTACCCTCAACATCTTTCGATTGGTACAAATCCCAATTTAACAAGGTTATTAGTGTGTATTGCCTGTTACCCTTACCACGATTTATAGTGATCATCGATTGATTTTCTAACCAGTTTAAAATAGTGGAAATGGTCTTTGGGTTTGGTTCTTTCCATTTCACCCCCTCATACCACCCAACGTCTTTCGCAATATCCCGGACAGAAGTTAAATGTTGTCCAGCTTTAATGGTCAAAAACGTTCCATCACGCATTGGAATTTTATTTTCTTGATGATTGACCTTATATTTGAGATATTGCCAAACCCGGTGATAAAGAGGGGGCATCATCCATATGTCACTTCCGAGCTCCTTGCGGTAATCTTTGATGTACCCCTGCAAAATATCACCCTCCTAAATTAAGCCGGGACAATTCGCCTTGTTCCTGTCTCACGATGAACCAAATGCATTTCATTATGTAGATTCTTGATGATAAGCCAGTTTTCTGGATTTAACCCCATTGCCTTTATATGCTCTTTCTGACGTTTTGTTGGCCGTTTACCGTTCTTCATTCCGCGTTATCCTCCCTCACACAAACGATATATTTTCCCTTCTTGACACGTTGTGGATTAAAACCGGGATGATTTCTTTTCAAATAACCATATACATATTGCTTAAACAATTTGGGGTTCCAATCGGCAATCTTCCAGTAGAAAGAGGGAATGCCGATCGGATACTCTATTGTCTTTTTCATCCTTGATTAAATAGATTGTTGAGCTCTTCATCTGTTGGATCCGGCTCACCAATATCATTTGGCGGCGGTGTTGTTTCTTCTTTTTGTTGATCAGGCTGATCCTCTTCTTCAAAAGGAGGAGTTACATCGATGATTTCAACCGGTTCCGGATCTGCGGTGATGTCTTTTCTAACAACTTCATCCTGGGCGGCCTGTTCTTGAATCTCAATTGAAATCGGAAGGTACTTCCACATATGGCGGATAACCGTTTTTTTGGCCATTTCCTCATAGTCCGTTACCCACGGACCATTCTTAGAAGCCTTAGAACGCTTTTTACGCTTTTCAATTTCTTCAACGTCCATTACCTCGAATTGGTATCCACCGTCTTTAAAATGAGCCACAGCGTAGGCATGAGTCATTTTTCCGCGGTTACCGGTTGCTGGCTTATGTTCGAGTTTCGGATGAAGGCCTAAGGCATATTCGAATTCATCATTTTCATGCACTGTATAAGCATAAATGTTTTGAATTTGCCCCGATCTACGGGCCAAGTCGATCATGCCTTTATATCCGATAATGAATTGAACGTCTTTTTCCCAATACTCTCTACCGTCTGGTCCCTTTTTCTTGTTATTAAAAGGAACGAAATAACAATGTCCGATTAACCCGGGTTCGAGACCTAATTGTGCTGACTGCATAACAGCACCCATTAGGGAGGGAACTGTGCATTCAAGAAGCGTTGGATTTGTACGAATCGTTGTAAGTGCAATTCGTGCAAGTCGATCAGGATTCATGTGGGAAGGCAGCGCCTTTTCAATTTCAGGCGCCATCTTCTTAAGGTAAGCTGCAATCGTTTGGGCCGGGGAAGCTGCAGGAGCATTACCCCCGTTCTTTCGATTGGCCAATTGATTCTTGAGTTGTTGATTTGTAGCCAACTATGATTCCTCCTTATTTCACCGCTAAACGGCGGTATGAAGATTGATTCAAGTACTGCTGATAAAGTTCCGGGTGATCTTTAGCAAAACGTTTGCTGTCAAAACGATTGCTAAAGATGGATTTCCATGTGATGGTCCGTTCGCCGGCATAGGCCTTTTCGTTATCGCCCATCATCGCTTTCAATTGGTTCTCGTATTCTTTCTTGCGGGCTTCTAATTCTTTCAGTTCCGCGCTAACCTGGTCTAAAGCAGAAATGAGAGTTTCTGCGTCCGGCGGCAATTCGATTTCTGTCTCTGGCTTTGCTTCCGGGTAAAGTGCTTTTAACAAATCAGACGAAGCGTCCGAACCATCAAACATTGGCGGGATTTCTTTTTCAACGTGATTGAGCCAGAAAATCTTTTCCTCTTCGATCAGGTACTTTATGATTTCCTCATCGCGTTCGATCTTTTTATAAACGAATTTGTTGCCTCCGATTAAAACGGCGATCCACCACGCCTCGTAGCCTGTTACGGCCATATAATGCTGGCATTGAATCAGATAAGAAGCAGGGATTTCATCATCTTTCCATTCGTCTTTCAGATATTCAGAAGCCGTTTTGCATTCGAGCCCGGCCTTTTCTCCGACAATCAATCGGTCAACGTTGGCGAGCATCCAGGGATATTCAGGATGTTGGAGAATGGCATTTCTCCGGCGAACTTTTAATCCAGTACGCTTTGAAAATTCTTGGGCCACAACTTCTTCTAAAACATTTCCAAAATAGGCGGCTTCACTTTGTTCCTTTTCTTTAGGAGCTTGTCCGATCTTATCCAAATAAACAGCAATCGGTGATTTCCATTTGTTTAGACCAAGGATTGCAGCAGCATCTGAACCGCCAATCCCTTTCTTGCGGGACTGTAACCATTGCTCGTGGCTCATTCCATTGGTAAGGGTTAATACAGTAATGTTCAAGCTGTCGCTACCTCCCCACGCTTACTATTTAATTCAAGATAACGATTGTATTGTTCACGGTTTTTGAACTGGAATACTGGCTGATTATGCTTGTTAAAAGCGATCTGCCCTCCAACCTGTGATAAACGCCATTGGTCAAAAGAATCCCTGCTGTATTCAATTTCAAATGGTTTCAAAATGCTTGTCCTCCCTACTACTATTGAATTTTTTGTCCGAATCCCCTAAAATAGGAATTAAGAATATTTGACAAGTGCTATCTAACCGTCACACAGCAATGTGATGGTTCTTTTTCTTTTCCTGCTCGTAGCGCCGTCTCACTTCACTCGCTGAACGATTTAGTCTGCAAGCAACGATAGCAAGTGCAATGTCAAAACTTTCTTTTCTACTCAAAACATCGATGTGATTCACCATGTAGAAAATCTCGTTTACTGTCCAGCTTCCGGATTTTAAATGCATTCTCCTCACCTCACTCTGCGGTAAAAAATTTGAACCCGTAAACTTCTTCAAGGTACTTCTCAAGATCGTCTTTCAAGATCAATTCGCCGGCTTCTTTATCCTCGACTACGTCATCGCCAGAAACGATTTCGTTTCCGTAGTAATCGATTCCGAAATGCTCCGACTGTTCGACCATATCTGCCGGATAACCGGTACGCTCGATCTGTGTGATCATTGGGTGTTCAATCATTTCTAATCCTCCTTTCTACGCTTTGAATAACACACGTCACAAATTTTTGTACCGAAAAACGGATGAACGGCTTCCTGCATCTGTTTGCAGTAATCGCATACCTCGTTTTCGTAAATCACGATGTTTTCGATGAATTCGTCATCATCCTCAAAATCATCAAATTCTCTCATTGTTACACCTACCTTTCTGGTGCTCGGTCGCCACCATCAGAACCAGGAACGAAGTGGAAGGGGGATGGGGAGAACATCGTTCCTGATCCTGATGCAAGAGGCCGAAGACCCTTGCGGATTCTATTCCAAGAATGATAGAATAGTATTAGTTACTTTGGTTATGCAGTTATGTCGTCTACTCACGCGCTAACTGCTTTTTTTAATGGATTATTTTTTTGTTGGAACTGAACTTTTTTCTCTTTGATTTCTTGGGCTAGTTCAAAATATGTCTTTGCTTTCTCTCTTTTACCTATGCTGTAATAAAGCCATCCGTATTTTCTAAGTGCCCGGCAAACATACTCCATTTCCATGCCATCCATTTCAAAATTTCCGTTTGAGTTCTCCACTCTTTCCTTCGCGATATCAAACTGGCGCTTTTGCCACCCTTCTAACCAGTCGCTGTATGATCTCATGGCCGTTTTAACCATTCCTAATTCAGCCGGTAACAATTTGATTTCTGCTGCTGTTCTCATTGCTTGTCCCTCCATAAAATTTTTGAATGTGCTTGAGAAAAACTCGTAAATCTTCAAAGCTACTAATCTCTTCAAAAGCGACTTCTAATTGCTCGGATAACAAAGATCGATCCATTCAACTTCTCCTTTTGATGTATCCTTTTGACCGAAGTTTCGCATGCTGCTTCTTCCACATCTTTAGCCAGGAAAAACCATATTCGATACAGATGATTGCAACGAAATGAGTTAGAGCAATAATGGCGTCGATCGCTTGTATGATAGCCTCTTCTAATTGATGCTTTTCGTGCTCTTGTATGTATTTGGGCTTTGTTGCTAACCTCACGCCTCTGATCGACTCTAAAGCTTCATCCAATTCCTCCAAAGTTTTGTCCTTTACGGTGGAACGGTGAAGGTCCACTGCCTCTCCATCCAATTTTGAAACCCAGCTCCCACCTGTATAATCATGGGCCACCTCCATCGCGTAAAAAGGATTATCGAACTTCTCCATCAATGAACGGGAAATATCTTGTGGCACTTTTGCCCTCTCCGTCTCATATGCCGAAATGCTTTCGCGAGAAACATTTAGATCGAATGAAAGTTGAAGTTGAGAAAGATCCTGTTCCCTCCTTAGTGCTTTGATCACTTTACCAACTGCCATGAGTTATTTTCCTCCCTTTACCAAATATTCAAATTGTAGAATTTATAATAAAAGATAGATAGCTTGATTGAGTCGAAAATAGCAATTTTCCTTTCGTTCCTTGAAAAGTTAATAATCTGATAAAAAAGGGCTATATAGCGCGATCAAAAAAGTTTGAGTTGCAATCCATCCACTCCGTATGCTCTTCGATCCACTTCATGAGCATGTGAGTGGGAACTTTCGGCCTTCCAAATTCCCTGATCACCGGGAAATCAGCACGATTTAAAAGTTCAGATGCTTTTGTGTCCTTGATTCCAAGGAAATCCTTTAGTTGATCTCGGGTTAATAATGGCGGCCATTGGTTGGCAGTATCCATTTTTTCTTTCAGTTTTTCAAAGGCTTTCTCAGCGATCTTTGCGGCGATGATGTCCATCGCTGCATCGTCGAAATCGAGTTTTAACAATAGTGCCCCCTCCTAACTTGCTTTTTTAAGTAGTAACCGGAAGGTTTCTTTCCCTTTCGGTGTAATCAAGGTTTGAACATCGGCCTTACCATTTCGTTCCCACTCTTTTAATTTGAAGAGATCCGGAACGTACTGAGCATAAGGCTTAAGTTTTCCTTTGGCGTCACGATAGATGTATTTGTGATCGAGTAGCCAATTGATCAGTTGCCGCTGACCGACCTCCAACTCTTTAGCTGTATCCCGAAAGTTTGTGAGTAAGTTTCGATCTACTAGTGCATCGAAATAATCGGCTTTCGGTTGCATGACGGCAATCTGTTCATTTTGTTTTCTTACGGTCGCCAGAGTTGCCTTGAACATGGTTTTCGTTTGTTCGTCAGCGTGCGGCAAATATGTTTGAATGAATAAATCGTCATTTGCAACATATCCACCAGTTTTTCGGATGGTCGGAAGAACTTCATCGAAAACCCATTTTTCAAATTGTTCTGCACTTGGGAGCTTGGATTTCACAATCAGACGATAAAGGTTGCCTTCACTTATAAATTTTTTATTCTGTAATCCACCATTTGAAGGGACCTCGTAAAACGCGACCCCCTCTTTCTTGCAATGTTTTGACAAAGCATCATGAGGGTTTGCGTATCCTAGTATTAATGCAACGTCAGTAGCTGGAAAAAACTCTTTATTGTCTTTTACTAAAATTTGTAGTTCTCCAAACATGGAATGGTTATATGTTTGTAATTGGTTCACATTCTTCGCCTCCTGATTTCATTATAAAAATCGGAAAGTTTCCAATTGTATGGGATAGACGACATCGCGCGAACTTTCAAGAAATATCTAATTACAAAATAAAGAAAATTATAGTTGTTGCTTACCGCAAAATGTCGTTTATTCTTGTTCAACTGGAAAAAATTTTGATTTTAATAGTCAAGTCCTATTTTTATAAATCAGGAAACAGTTTTTCAAAAGGTACATTAAATATTTCTAAAAGGCCACTCTCTACTTCAAGACTCGGCTTAATTCTCCCGTTTTCTAGATGAGAAATCGTTGAGGTTGAGACACTTAGTAATTTCGCGAGTTCACCCTGAGTAAGACCTTTTTTCTTACGCTCCAAGATTAAGCGTTCACGCTTTACCCCTTTAATGTTGTTCCATTCTAAACTTGGAACTTTAGTTTTCTTTTTAGATTTTCGTTTTTTTCTTTGAATTGACATTTCTTCACCGCCTTTCGTGGGTTGGAGGTTCATCAGCTGGCTTCCTTAGGCTGAATTAGTTTTGATACATTTTGTATCAATATCTATCTGAAAAAGATCAGGGAAAAGATCGCGGTCTCTAACACCATAAAGTTTTTCAAACTTAAGCATGGTTTTGCGACCAGGATTTCTTTCAGCTTTTTCTATTTTTCTAACGTAGACTTCTGAGATATTCAACATTTCGGCCACTTGTTTTTGTGTCCAGTCTCGTGAAGTTCTTTCGTTTACTAATCGTTTTCGCATTTTATTCACCTCTTTTCTGATACGTTTTGTATCACTGTATCTAAATTATATTTGATACATTCTGTATCGTCAATACTTTTTTGATACTTTTTTTATCATCTATTTAAAACGATACAAACTGTATCTATAATAAAGATAAATTAAATGATTATAGAGAGGAGGATGATGAGTGTTAGGGAAGAGATTAAAAGACTTGAGGGGTAAAAGAACTCAAGAGGACATTGCAAATTTAATAGGAATTTCCCGTGCTCGTTATTCTCACTATGAAAACGGTCGTAGTGAACCCGACACTGAAACCCTTCAGAAGATGGCTGATCTATTTAATGTGTCAACAGATTATCTTCTTGGGCGTACCGAAGAAAAAACCGGTTATTTAGAATCATATACACAATCCGGAAAGTCTGTTATTCTCCCTTACAGGCTTACGATCAAGAATAAGCTTCCAGACGCAAATATAGTTAAAATTTCTGATGAGAAATTAGGTTTTTCAAAAGAAGAACTAAAAATATTAGAAGAAATAAAAAAGCACCCTGTTCTCTTCCACGATCTTGCCAATGCACCGGAGAAAAAAATCAAACAACTGATTAAGATGTGGGAATTTATCAAGAAAGATCTTGATGCAGATGATGAGGACGACGAAGATATTATCGATGATTAAAGCACGCTTAGGCGTGTTTTATTTTAAACAAATATCAGATATTTATCCTAACTTATATTATTCTTTTAATTCCGCCCGTTATTGGGGGTATTTATTTTTTCTGTATCAATGGGACATTCACCCATTAATACATATAAAAAGTAAAAAGGGGCTAAAAACATGGGGAATTATACTAAACTTAACTATCGGTTTGGCATCATGGAATATCCAGTGACTTTAACGGAAATGGAGGAATTTATTTTAGAATTTCCAAAGTCGGAACGAAAGTTCTATGAACTTGCCATAAAAGCATTAAAAAAAGTGATCAAGGATAATGAAAAGATTTTTTCATTTGAAACAGCAAATCCCACCTTAACAAAGACTGGCTTTATCATTGTGGCAGAAAGCAAATTAGTTTTTGTAACGATGAAAGGCGGATTATTTGGTGGCGCTGAGACTGAAACCATTCAATATAAAGATATTGTTGAAGTTGATTTCGATATCGCTCCAAATCCTTTTGGTAAAGCTCTAATGGAGTTGGGGATTCTTTATTTAAAAATCAAAGGAGTTTTCGGATCGAAAAAAAGAACGATTCGTAATATACCAGAGAATAATCTTGATAGCGTCGTTAAAGCAATTAGAGATAAAGTAAAAGAACGTACAAATCAACTATGATGATATCTTGAGGGGGATAAAATGAAACGATTAATTTTAACATTACCTTTGACTCTTTCATTATTGTTAGGGGCATGTGAACAACCGCAAAAAGCAAGCACAGATAATAACCAAACCAAACAGGCTGCACAAAAAGAAACTGATCAAAATAAATCAAAAGAAAATAACTCTGCTGCAACTGAAGACAAAGGAACATCAAAAAATGAAGCAAAAACAGAAACAAAAACAAATCAAGCTACAAAACATAATACTACAAAACCTCAAAGTAAAGTAAACCGAGCAGCTGTTACCCTTATTGAAACAGTAGACGGAGATACAATCAAAGTCAACTATAAAGGGAAAGAGGAAACAGTTCGTTATTTACTTGTAGATACACCCGAATCTAAAAAACCCGGCACTTGTGTTCAGCCATTCGCCAAAGATGCCGCAGAGCGAAATCGCCAACTCGTGAACAGCGGAAAACTTACGCTTGAGTTTGAGAAAAGTCGCACTGATAAATACGGCCGATTGTTAGCTTATGTATTTGTTGATGGGAAATCAGTTCAAGAAACATTATTAAAAGAAGGCTACGCTAGAGTCGCCTATGTATATGAACCACCCTACAAGTATCTCTCAACATACGAAAAAGCAGAAGACAGTGCTCAAGCGAAACATCTTAGAATATGGTCACGATCCGGTTACGTAACAAACAGAGGATTTGTCGGTTGTGTTGCAAAAGTTATAAAGACACAACCGTCTAAACCGAAGGTTCCTTCTACTCCAAAACCAGAACCGGTTAAAACCAATTTTGCAAACTGTACCGATCTAAGAAGAGTATATCCAAACGGTGTGCCGTCCAGTCATCCGGCTTATCAGCCGAAAATGGATCGGGATCACGACAATTATGCGTGTGAAAGAAATTAATTAATTGTTCGGGAGGAACCCACCCTCCCCTTAATTTCATATTTAGGAGTCGTTACACCATGCAACTGGGGCAATTACTTCCTACAACTAAATCAGACTATTGGGAAGAGCGAGCAGAAGCCGTACTCTCACACTTTAATTTTCAATCTGCAGATGAAATTGACATATTCGAAATTTGCCGTCGTTACGGGATTAAAATTTTGCCCTTTGATTTTTATGAAGGTAACATCAAAGGCGGAATTAAAGCCTTCTCTATTCCAAAAAATCGCGGCCGCCGCGGACTAATTTACATTCGACCTGGTTTGAATGCGATCGAAAAGAAATTACTTCTTACAGAGGAATTCTGCCACATTTACGCTCACCATACATCACAGATTGGAATGGACAAGCATTACATTGGCAAACTTGAAGCCCAGGCAAAACGAATGTCAGCTTATCTTCTTATGCCCGCACGATTTTTAGAAAGTGTTTATATTGCGGCAACCGATCAGGCTGTATGTATTTCTGAAATTGCGGATCACTTCCTTGTAACAGAAAAATTTGCACAGTACCGGCTGCAATTGGTGTTTAACCGAAAAGTGGATCTCATTGCTTCGATTGGCGGTAAGGTCGGGGCGATTAAGTGGTTGGAATAAAATAATTTAGGAGGAAATAAAGTTGGCTAACAAGACAAAACAATTTAGTTTTACTGCTTTTCAATTTGATCTTCATTATATAAAACAAACTAACAAGCTTCGTCTTGGAAAAAAAGTTAAAAATGATGAATACGCCATAACATGGGACTTTCAGTTTGTTTATCGCTTACTCAAAACGATATTTGACGAAGAACCATTAGCTCGAAAAATGAACGTTAAAGACGAATGGTTTACTTTGCTTGATGATTTACAACAGGATGAAAAATATATCTACGGGAAATTCAAAAGTGCCGCATATGGAACAAAAGCAAATCTTATTCATGCAGATACTCTTGAATCAAGAGAAAATCCAAAAGACAAAAGAGAAGGAGAAGAGATGTATACGCACTTCCTGATAAGGAAGGAAGATGGATTTATGTTATTGCAATCAACCGATGTTAGAATGGGGCGCTCAAAAGTACAAACTTATCTTGAAAAATTCGGATCTGAAACAATTAGTGCCTCGAAATATACCGATTTGAACATTTGCTCACTTGTCAGCTCTAATTTATTAGAGGACATTAAAAAATTAGATAAAGTTAAATCTACAATCATAGAAATAAGTACAAAAGAAAAGTCTGATGAGAATGAATTTATTCAAGAGCTTCAAGAAGAAACCGACAGTATATATGGCACGCATGTTCTTTTGGAATTTAAAGCTAGATATGCTCGTGAGGGACTTGGAAAAATGATTCCATTTATTCAAAAATATAAAGGTCAGAAAGGTGTTACTGCTATAAAAGTAGTCGGGGAACAATCAGGGTCAGATCGTACTTTTAATGTTGATTCTTATTCTGAACGATATCGACCTGCAATAAAAGTAGATACTAATAATAGTCCGATTAGTGATGATTTATATGATAAAATAAAGAAAATTGGTGATGATAGAGACCTATTAAAAAGAGGAGAATAATCATGGGTCAAAAAATAAAAGCATTTTGCAAATCGAATAGGTTTGTACTCGAATCATTTAAGGAGTATCGGAAGTTTTCGACTTCATCCGAGAAAGTTTTTGATTTACTTTTTGCTCTTTTGATTGCTCTTGGACTAACAATAATTCCTGTTTTGTTTTTTAATGTGAATATAAAGCAATTTATAAACAACTTTCAGACACTAAACAATATTGTTATAACAGCTATTTCAATACTTGCAGGATTTAATGTTGCAAGTATCGCGGTTATTGCAAGTTCACAGTCTGATGTAATAAGAGAATTAAAAAATAAGCCAAGCGAAAAAGACCCGAAAACATCCAAATTCTCCATCTTAGTAATTTTTTTCACTTGGGCTATTGTTGTCCAATTGATAATTGTTTTAATTGGTATTTTGCTTTACTTCGCAAGTCAATTTTTCGTTCCCAAAACTTTTAAAAATGATTTAACTCCTTACTGGTTATGGACTGTATTTGTAATGTGGTTAGCTGGGGTTCTTCATTCGATATTTATATCCATTCGAAATGTAAAAATGCTTTATTTATTTATAGTGAAAGGTGTTTAGTTTTTTGAGTCCTATCCGGGCTTTTTCTTTTCATCATTAATCGAACATATGTTTTTGTATATCTTTCAAAAGGGATATATATTTTTGGGATATTTTATTACCAAACCGAACATTTATTCCATTAACTTTTACCTTATCCGAAGATGGCAAAATGTTATTTTAAAGGAATCAATTAAATTAGTGTTAGCCCTTATCGGGTTTTTCATTATAACGTAAAACAGAACATACATTCCAAAACAAACAATTTATTATACAAGCCGCTGATGCTAAAGAGATTTTATCTTACGCGGAATGTGCATTTATATAAAAAATCAAAGGAAAGGAGAATGATCAATGTACTGTAAAGAACTAATCAAGGGCAAGAAGTGGGTTTGCGTTGCTGATGGTCCATCGGATCCTGTAACGGGTAAAAGGAGACAAATTTCTCGCCGTGGAAAAACTAAGAAAGAAGCTGCCAAAAGGGTTGAAGATGCGATAAGAAAATTAAAGGAAAACGGCATTGATGAGAAAAAAGTAAGGAAAATGACGTTTGATAAACTTGCTGCGGAATGGTTAAAGGTATACGTATTAACAGGGGTAAAGAAAAACACTGTCAGGATTCGCCGAAAGGAAATTAAAATCCTCTTAAGATATATCGCCAAGGTAAATGTAGATAAAATATCATCCAAAATGTATCAGGACATCTTAATTGATTTATCAAAACCAAATAAAAAAAGAAAACCTGTTTCCTATGCAAGAAACACAATTGAAGGCGTCCATACCACAGCTGGGATGATTTTTAGATATGCAGTTCAAGAAAAATTGATAAAAGAAAGTCCAACAACTTACGCCGTTATTCCTAAAAAGCGAAAAACAGTTGAAGAGATTGAAAATGAGGACATTGAAGAAAAGTACCTAGAGATAAACGAGGTATCCGAGTTTTTAGATGCGGTAGAGAAATACGGCCTGTATTTGGACACTGAATGGTTTTATTTGCTTGTATTTTCCGGAATGCGTTCTGGGGAACTTTGCGCCTTAAAATGGACCGATATTACCTTTAATAAAAATTTAGTCCGTGTTACTAAAACGTTAACAAACGAAACGAATAACATGAAAAAATATGAACTCACTCCACCAAAAACAGAAGGTTCAGTTCGGACATTCGATATTCCTGAGTATGTGATGAATTTACTAAAACAGCACAAAATCAAACAAATGAAGCTTCATGAGGCAGGAAGACTAAAGTACAAAGAGGACTTTCATGAAGCGAATTTTGTGTTCTGCAGGGATAATGGGTATCCATTCGCTCCTAAAAACATCCTGGTACGTATGGAAAGACTTATAGAAAAAACAACGATTAAGAAGCATGCAACCCCTCACATTTTTCGGCATACTCACATTAGCATGTTAACTGCTGCGGGAGTCGATCTTGCAACGATTATGGAACGAGTTGGACATGAAGACATAAAAACCACAATGAAAATCTATACTCATGTCACAAAGAAAATGAAAGAGGATGCCTCACAAAAGATTAATCAAACTTTAGTGGACATCCTCAATAATAAGATTTCGATGTGAAATGTTAGCGAAATGTGATTTTTTTGGATTGACAGCTCATTTATAAAGCTGTCAATCGTTGATAAATCAACACTTTCTGGCGACTTATTACATCATGCCGCCCAT